GCTATACTATCTTCGACGTTAGGAGAAGATAGTATATTCTCCTTCTCCTTTTCCTTTTCTTTGGTATGTTTGGTATCGTCTGGTATACCAGATGTACCATCGTATACGGTGGTATCCCACCGTTTGCGGATGTTTTCCTGCTGCTTTTTGCAGAAATCGCTGTATTTCTTGGTGTCTCTGTCTATCTGCTCCCGAATCGTCGGCCAAACAAACCGCTCGTTCCCACGAAGATCAGGCTCTGCGCCCGTCATGCTGTAGGTTAGGCATGCTGTGAACAAACGCCCGCGCTCCGCGTCGTTGAGGGGTTCAACCGATTTTAAGTAGCTGTGATAGAGGCACACATACTCACGCGCCATAGGCTACACCCGCTTACTCTACGCCGGCAAAGAAATCATCGGCATCGCTGGGGGCCGGTGCAGCGTCCGGCATGGGGGTCTTGCCAGAGATCTGCTGGGGTGTGGGGGCATCTGCCTCAGGCACCTCGTTGAAGGTCGCCTCTACCGGCTCAGCATAGCCGCGCTCCTCGGCGGTGTACAAGGCACCCAACCGCGCGGGGAACGCCTCACGCAAGGCCTGCACCAGCGCCACCTTGCGGATCATCGTGGCAGGCTTGCCGCTCCACTGGCCATTGGGGCTACCATCCGATTTGCGGCCGGTATACTCGGTCATGCTGACCTCGGCAGTACTGGGGTAAAGGCGGTCTTTGCGGTAGACCTTGGCCCAGCCGCCCAGCAGCTGTTCATTTTCCAGCACAAGGCAGCCTTCGCGCCGCTCGATTTGGCCGTCCGCGGTCTCAACAATGACACCGGCCTGTTCGCCGTTATAGTTCGGGTCGGCATCGGCCCGCTTTTGGAAGGTCTCTTTGCCGACCACCATCGTGGCGGGCGAGCTACCATACTTGATGCAGTACGCCTCGCGCAGCCAGGGGTTCAGGCTATTGTATTTGCACAGGTTGATGAACATCACGACCTCCTGATCGGTGATGCGTTCGGCGTTGCCGCTGACCAGATAGTTCTTCACAGTGGCAGGTGTCAGTTTGACTTCTACCCCGTTGGCGGTAAAGGTGCAGGGCTGTTCCGAGGTTGTCTTTGCCTTTTTCACAAGGGCGTTTCCATATTGTGCCATAGCGAGTTCTCCTTATTTTTCTTGTGTGGCCGGTACGCGGCCAAATTTGATATGGTTTTCAACCAAAAACTTCTTTAGGCTGTTCAAAACTGCTTTGTCGGTGTAGTAAACGCGGAAGTCCATGTACAATTCAACCGTGTCAGCGGCTTCTGCTGTGCTCTCGACGGCAGCAGGTGGTGCAGGGGGCGTCTCCCCTGTCAGCTGGTGCCGCAGCCCGGCCAACTGTTCCGGTGCTACAGGTCGGGCGGCTTCCTGTTGTCGGATGTGTTCCAGCTGCTGGTGCTTGCGGATGGCCGCGCTAAGGTTCAGCCCTTCGTTCAAATACACATCCAGACAAGCGGGGGCATCTTGTCCACAGCTCTGGCGGATGGTCTCCATGCTCTCATGGATACGCTGCACGGTGGCTTCCAGTTCCATGCGGATGGCATCTATACTGTAGGTTTTGTTTAGCCACTTGGGGTTCCAGACAGCGGCGGGCGGTACCATGGCAACCAACTCACCGGCGATGGATTGGTAGATCTCGATAATGGTGCCGCGCTTGCGTTCCTTTTCAACACCCTCAAATTCCTTGACCTGTGCATCGATAGCCTTTGACGCGGCGGCGATCATACCCTCGACCTCTTTGCACTGGCGTTCAAAATTCTCATAGGGGGCCAGATACTGGGCCTTTACCTCCCGGCGCTTGGCAGCCAGCACATCGGCCAGCTTATTGAGCGCTGCGCGGTCTGCCTTGGCACCACCGATCGTTTCGGGTGTGTAGGCCCGGTCTTTATATTGGGCAAGGCTGGCTTCAACCTCGGCCTTGACTTCCTCGTAGTTCCACGCTACGGCGGGCAACGGCTGCTCCCCCGGCGCGGAGAAAATCATCTGTACCATAACAGGTTCCTTCCTTTTATATAGAGGGCAGGATCAGGTCGGGCAGTGTGTCACTCTGCACATAGCCCCAAAACGCGATCTCAGCCTGCAGCAAATAGTTCAGATCATCCAGCAGGTCAGTCCGCTCAAAACGATAGCAGCGGGTCTCAGCGCGGCTGCCGTCACGGTAAAATCGCTTGAACCGGCAGTTCAGCACGGCAAAATCCCATCCGGTGGCCAACAGCTGGTGCAGGATTTGGACGTAGTAGTTGTCCGGTACACGGCCCTGGCGGTGGCCGGTTTCATCGGTGTAGGTCCACTTTTCCATCTGCATGCTGCGCAAAATCTCTGTGGTTTTACCCTCGTAGATGCCCCGGCGGCCATCTTTGTCCAGTAGACGCCCGTCCAGTGTGGCAAATAGCCACGGATACTGCGGATGACGTACCATGTCAAAAGCACCGCCGTACTGGACGGTATATTCCGGGTGGTCTAGGGCGAACAGCTCCCGGATGGGGGCCTCTGCCTCGTGCCCATACCGCACACAGGCTTTGCCGCTGATGTCCTCCGGCTGGCGACGCTGCGTTTTGTAGTACCATAGCTGCTGATTAGTCATGTAGGGATTTTTGCCGATGATGGCACTGGCCTCACTGGCACCAATGCCGCAAAGGCGCTGTTGTAGCCATTCGGCCTCATTGGTGGGCTGTGCAAGGCCCGTGTCGATGTGCTCAACCATGGGCGATCGCCTCGTCCAGATCTTCCAGCATCGCGGTGGCGCGGCCAAGGTAGTAGCAGACGTCCATCATGCTGTGCTGCGCCTGCTCGCTGGTGGAATGCAGGGTGCCAAGTTTTTGCACGGCCATAAATACAGCAGCTTTGGCTCGGCTGAGCTGCTCTTGTTGGCGGCGGCAGCGCTCTTTCTCGGGCGTGGTGAAC